TCTAGTTATAGATTGGGATGGAGAAGAAGTTATTGGAGAAATTAAAACTGCAAAGCAAGAAGTTTGGGATACGAGGCAGGCAGAGATGGCCCCTTCCGCAAATCATATGCTACAGCTATTAACTTATATGAAACTTCGCAATGCTAAAGAAGCATTCTTCTTGTACGAAAACAAAAACACACAAGAGATACTTTTGATACCAATACAAATGACAGATAAAAATAAAGAGATCATAGATAACTTATTTATCTGGCTATGCGAGGTATATGATAATTTCAAGAATGGCGGCATACCAATGAGACCATTTTTAAAAACCAGTTATGCCTGCAAAGGATGCCCCATTAAAAAAGAGTGTTGGAGTGGAGAAACTGGAACGGTACAGATAGAGCCATATGAGGTGCCAAAATTATGATATGTGCTAATAAAGAATGTGCCAAAGAATTTAATGCAAAAACACACAATCAGAAATATTGTTCTGATGAGTGCTGCCGAATTGCAACAAATAGAAGAATAATGGAAAAGTATTATGAAAAGAAAGCTATCCGTAATGGCGCCAAAAGGTTATGCAGGAAATGCGATTCTAGGCTAAGTAGATATAATGAATCTAATATATGTGCCGCATGTCAGAAAAAAATAGATATAAATGAAAAGAATAAGCTTTTGAGGATGATCAATGAAATTGGGTGAACTAATTAAAACCAAAGCTAACAGAGTTCTGGGTATAGATGCTTCAACAAATTCAGTCGCCTTCTGCCTTATGGAAAATGATAAGCCATTAAAGTGGGGCAAAATAGAATTTTCTGGAGCAGATATATATGAAAAAATTCATGACGCTAAAGTTAAAATGCATGCCATGTTAGATGAATTAAAATCTGATTACATTGTTGTAGAGGGAGCAGTGTTTGTCAAATCTCCAGATGCCGTGATAAAATTATCATATGTATACGGTGTCGTCATTGCTGAGCTTATGTCTAGTGGCGCTAGTGTTATTACTATTTCTCCTACATCTTGGCAGGCTTATATTGGAAATAAGAACCCAACAAAAATGGAGAAAGACAATCTTAGGTTTGAAAATCCAGGACATGCTGACTCTTGGTACAAAGCAAAAATGAGGGAGATTAGAAAACAGAGAACTGTAGATTATTTTAATAAAAAATATAGTTTGCAGCAATGCGGAGTTACAGTAATGACTATATATCGTGCTTTAAAAGATAATGGAATGATAAAATGAAAATATATGAAAATAGTAATAGTCAGGCCAACCAAGAATCTTTTGTTTTAAATGTTTTAAATGAAAAGAAAAATGGTTGGTATGTTGAAATTGGTTCTAATGATCCAATAGCATGGAATAATTCTTATATTTTAGAAACAGAATACGGTTGGAGCGGAGTAGGTTTTGAATGGAATGAATCTTTAGTAAACCATTATAATAGTATTAGAAAAAATAAATGTATTAAAGCAGACGCAACACAATTTGATTACTTAGATTATTTTGTAAATAATAATTTTCCTAAACAAATAGATTATCTGCAGTTGGATATAGAGCCAGCACAACAAACTTTGGCGGCATTAAAAATCCTTCCCCTGCAAGACTACCGATTCTCTGTCATAACATACGAGCATGATTTATATGTAGACCCTAAAAATCAAGCAATAAAGGAAGAGGCTTCAAGCATACTTTCTTCTTTAGGATACAGCCTTGCAGTTGAAAATGTTAATGATGGAATAGAGAGCAGGGTGTTTGAAGATTGGTGGATAGATCCATCTGTAGTTAAGAGTTTAAATATATGATTCCAAAGATTATTTGGCAGACCTATAAGCATCCATATGATGACCTTCAGCCATATATGATTGAGGCATCTGGAACATGGATATATCAAAATCCAGATTATGAATATAAATATATGAGCGATATTGATGCCGCAAAATTCATTAAAGAAAATTTTGGACAGGAATGGCTTGATATATTTGTTAATGTCCCGCTTGGGGTTATGCGTGGAGATATTTGGAGATATATGATTATCTATAAATATGGCGGAGTGTATGCTGACTTAGATACACTTTGTTTGAAACCAATTAGCACATGGATGAAAAATGATTATGACATGATAATTTGTCCAGAAAATGATGTTCATTTATGTCAGTGGACTTTTGCAGCCGCCCCAGGTCATCCTGTAATCAAATCAGTATTAGATTGTATTTTTGAAGGATTTAAGAATCCAGATTATACGGAAAATCATTTTGTACATAAATTAACTGGTCCTAGCGTCTGGACTAGGGGAATTAGAAAAGCTCTAGATATACCAGAAGGGGCTTTACTAACTGAAATGGATAAGATACAATTAGATTTACCAAAGGCAAAAAAGTATAAATTTTATTCTTACGGGTCTGAGCAATGGAGGATTTTCCATAATCAGGCTGTTCAGCATTTATACGGAAGTCAAAACTGGCATAATGGATATGACCAGTGGATTAAGCAAGTTCCTTATAGCATACATGAGGATATTGCAAAGATTAGGTGGGATAGTTAATGTTAGAGCCAGTATTTCCAGATTCAAAAACATTTAAATGTGAAGATCTTTATCTGTTAACGGTAGGCACAGAGGCTGGAAAAGAAATTCTTGAGACCTGCCATGAAATTGCACTTATGTTAGTAAAAAAGAATATTGCTTATGGCAACTCAGCCCTTGACCCTGTGCGTATATTTTCCAAGGCGGGACCAAGAGAGCAGCTCCATGTCCGTATTGATGATAAATTAAATAGATTAATGAAGGGTACAGAATATCCAGGAGATAACGATATTGACGATTTAATTGGATATCTAGTTCTATTAAAAATAGCCAAGCAGTTCCAAGACTGATTTTAGTCAACTAAGATGGTATAATATCTATATATGGACATTGAATTAGCTGATCATTTTGATCGCATGAATAAGGTAGTCTCAGAACTACTGAAGGGTAGTAACCCTTCCCAGATTGCCGCCACAACAGGTTTTAAGAGGGCGGAAGTGTTAGAGTATATAGAAGAATGGAAACAGGTCGTTAGAAGCGATTCTGGGGCTCGTGATAGGGCAAAGGAAGCCATATCTGGAGCAGACCAGCACTACGCTATGCTCATAAAAGAAGCCTGGAAGACTGTAGAAGATGCAGATCAAGCGGGGCAATTAAATGTAAAAGCCACGGCATTAAAGTTAATCGCAGAGTTATCATTGATTCAGAGGAAGCTAGTGGATCTTAATTTTAATGATCTCATCGATATCCTAGATGGTGAGGAATTTGATGAAAGACCAGTCGATCTCAAGACATTTGTAACTAGCCCAGAGTATCTTGGGCTTCCACCACTTTCAGAATATCAATATACTCTTATTGAAAAAAGCTCACAAATTTACAAAGAGTCTACCCTAGTTAAACTGTTTGGAGAAGAAGAGGGCAGACGTCGCTACAAGCAAACCTGTAATGAAGTAATCGCACAACTTGGAAAAGGTAGCGGCAAAGATTACTGCTCTACAATTTCAGTATCATATATAGTTTATTTGCTATTGTGCCTTAAAGATCCTGCAACATATTATGGTAAGCCTCCAGGAGATACCATAGATATTCTTAACATCGCTGTCAACGCACAACAGGCAAATAATGTATTCTTTAAAGGTCTTAAAACACGCATAGATAGATCGCCATGGTTTATTGGAAAGTACGACCCAAAGGCTTCAGAAATCAGGTTTAACAAGAATGTCAACGTTTACTCTGGACACTCAGAAAGAGAAGCATTTGAGGGTTACAACGTAATTGCAGTTATTCTAGATGAAATTTCAGGCTTTGCCACTGAGAATACAACTGGACACGATCAGGCAAAGACCGCAGACGCAATATACGATATGTATCGTGGATCTGTTGTTTCTCGTTTTCCAGACTATGGAAAAGTTATTTTACTTTCATTCCCACGTTTTAAAAATGACCCTATTCAAAAGTTTTACGATTCTGTAATTGCAGAAAAAGAAACCATTATTAGAACTAAAACAATGAAGATGGATGATAGCCTGCCAGACGGAACAGAAGGAAATGAAGTTACTGTAGAGTGGGAAGAAGATCATATCATTTCATACAACATCCCAAGAGTATTTGCTTTAAAGAGGCCAACCTGGGAAATAAATCCAACTAAAACAATTGAGAATTTTAAAGTAGAGTTTTATAAAAACATGCCAGATGCTTTAGGTCGTTTTGCCTGCATGCCACCAGAAGCTGTAGATGCATTCTTTAAGTCTCGTGAAAAAATAGAAAAAGCATTTAACAATATGGCTTTAGCTGTAGATAACTTTGGTAGATTTGAAAATTGGTTCGCACCAGACCCTGATAAGGAATACTTTATACATGTAGACTTAGCGCAAAAGCATGACCATTGTGCCGTGTCCATGGCTCACGTTCAGAAGTGGGTAAATGTAAAAGTAACCGACACATACTCCCAGCCTGCGCCAATTGTAGAAGTAGATGCAGTTAGATATTGGACTCCAACATCTGACAAGTCTGTTGATTTTACTGAGGTAAAAGATTATATCTTATCTCTTAGAACTCGTGGATTTAAAATAAAAGTGTGTACATTTGATAGATGGAATTCACATGACATGATGCAACAGTTAAAAGCATATGGCATAAATACAGAGACGCTATCTGTAGCTAAGAAGCACTATGATGATATGGCTATGGTTGTGGCAGAAGATAGGCTGACTGGGCCACATATTAAGCTGCTTATAGACGAATTATTGCAGTTGAAAATTATGCGTGATAGGGTAGACCATCCAAGAAAAGGTTCTAAAGATTTGGCGGATGCAGTATGCGGATCAATTTATAACGCTATTAGTAAAACTAAATTTGATAATAGTGAAGAAATAGACGTTCATACATATGATTCTTTAATGCGTAAACCAAATAAAGACGACGAAGAAATTAGATTAAATGTAATTAGACCACCTAAAATACCAAAAGATTTGGCGGACGTACTAGATGGAATGGAAATACTATGAGTATATATCAAGATAAAGCTAAAGAATGTAAATGCTGTGGAAAGCATGTGCCCCTGCCTACTACCTTAAAAGAGTATGCTGGATACGTATTATGCCCAACAACATTCGCTAATGTAATTGAGTATAAGAGGCTTTGGAAGTCTCTTGGATCAAGGCCACCAGGAAATATAAGAAAACACTTTTCTGATTATGTCCAGCAGTTGGTAGAAACAACCATTGACAAAAATGAGGATGGGACAATACAATAGGGCTACGTGGCGTTAGCTCAGTTGGTTAGAGCCCCAAACTCATAATTTGGCCGTCGTAGGTTCGAGCCCTACACGCCACACAAAAGAGAGTATAATAATACTATGGATGAAGAGGAGTACGGCATGGAATTGGAGCACTATTTAGAAATAGGTGCTGTAACGCTTGAGGGCATAGATGAAAATGGCGAATTGATATTTGCTATTCAAGAAAAGGCAAAAGAGATTGCTCCTGAACTATGGGAAGCTCACACTAATTATGTAGATGAGACCCTATTAAAATTATATGAAAAAGGTTTAATGCAAGTTGAATATGATGAAAATCTTGAAGCAACACTGCATTTAAGTCCAGAGGGACAAAAGATTGCAAAAGAAATGGGGCTAATCCAAATGGATATGCCAGAGCCCCCAAATGATTAGGAGGTATTATGCCATACAATATTAAACAAAATGTAGCTGGATGCAGAGGGTTTGCAGTAGTTAATGATAAAGGCGAACTTAAAGGCTGTCATCCAAGCAGAGGTAGAGCATTGGCTCACCAGAGAGCTCTTTATGCAGCAACAGCTAATGAAGAGAAAATGAAGGAAAAAAAGAAACGAATCTTGTAGTCTGAAAAACGTTTTGCTATAATATATGTGGGTCGCCGTAAGGGGCCCACATATTAATTTATTCGCTTAAAGGAGGAATAAAATGGTAACAACATTTGCTATGGATCTTTTTAGAGATCCATTTTTTATTGGCTTCAATCGTGAAGTAGAAAGACTAAATAATATCCATCGTGAGGCTACGGCCCAGTCTTTCCCGCCATATAATATTGTTAAGGTAGACGAAGATTCATATCGTGTATCTTTGGCAGTGGCTGGATTTGATAAAAAGGATATTGAGGTTTCAGTAGACAATCAAACCCTTATTGTTAAGGGTGAGGTAACTACAGAGGAAACTGGAGAAGTCCTTCACAAAGGTATTGCTGCCCGTAAATTCACACGCACATTTGCGCTTGGTGAATATATGGAGGTAGTTGGAGCGGAATTCAAAAACGGAATGCTACATATTGATGTAGACCGTGTAATTCCAGAAGACAAAAAACCAAAGACAATCAAGGTCAAATAAGGTATAATAGTTCTGTCCATGAAGATGGACACGGGCTAATAGTTACGCCTTGGGATAGGACCTGAGCACGTCCTTCATAAACTGCTCATTAAAATTTAGGAGATAAAGTGCCAGCTTATGATTACAAGTGTGTGATTTGTTCATACACAAAAGAAATACCTAAGCCAATAACGCAAGCTAACACAGTGGAGCTTTGTGAAAAATGCGGTGCGGCAATGGTTAAACAATTTAACACATTTGGTATTCAGTTTAAAGGTACGGGCTTTTACAAAACAGATAACGCTAAATAGTTCAATGTTATAATTAACTTGTTGCAAAAGTTGTAACAAGGAGTTATAGTTGACTAGGACTAAATTATGGAGATTATCTTTAGCCGCCATTCTAGGCTTTGGTTGGCTGTTTTTAACGCCTGCATATAGTGATGATCCATTAGGTTTAGCCGCTCAAGAAATACAACAATTAAACGCAAGTGTCGCTGATTTAAATTATAAAGAAGAATTTCAATCTTTAATTTCTGAAGCAGAAGATAAGTATGATGCTGCAGTAACTGCAAAAGAAGCAAAAGACGATGCTTCAGATTCTTATGATGCGGCGGTAGCAGCAGAAGCAACAGCTTTATCTGAAAAACAAATAGCTCAAACCTCAGTTGATACCCAGACTGCTATAGTGTCTACAAAATTAACTGATAAAAATAACAAATATAATACTTATAATTCTGCACAAATAGCACTTAATGCACATATAGCAACATATGGAAATGGCGGAAGTACAGGTGTTTATTTTAGGATATACCCATTGTCTCGTATGGGTAATTACGCATATTTAGCTCAAGGAGCTGGATTAATGTGTCATGGAACTATTCCTACATTTGATATATGGGCTGGATCTGGAGCTATTTGTGGTCTATCTCAAAATATAATTGGTATATTTGAAGCAACTGTCACAGTACCAGCCGAAATAGATGCAGTAAAATTTGCTGGAGCTACTGATGATGGATTTAGACTTTATGTTGATGGAGTTTTAGCTACAGAACAATGGCAAGAGCAGGGAACTGCTTGGAGCCCATATACTCAATGGTTTGATACATCTTCTGATAAAACATTACAGTTGCAAGCTTGGTGGTATAACGGCGGCGGTCCAGGAAATATGCATGTAGGAGTTGGAACAAATCAGTGGTGGAGCGGAATTCCAGCAGAGTGGATTGCCTATGGATCTCCATTAACACAACAACAAATAGACGATAGAGCCTCTTTGCAATCAGATCGTGATACCAAATATTCTCAATATCAAACAGCGTTATCTGAATATAATTCTGCTAATTCAACTTTAACAACTTACAATCAAACACTAACAACTAAAACAGCTGCACATAATACTGCAATTACAAACACATCAAATGCTTTAGCCGCAAAAAATAATGCTATAGATACTTATAATCAATCAATTATTGATTTAAATAATGCTATTGATGCTGCTTGGAATTATTATGAAGAACAACTAGCTAGAGAAATTGCAATTGCAATTGCACAAGCTGCTGCAAATGCTGCAGCAAATCAACCTAAACCAGAACCTACCCCTGAGCAATCCAATAGCCCAGAACCCACACCAGAACCAACGACAGAAGAGACCCTAGAACCAGAACCATCTCCACAGCCTACCCCCTCTCCTGAACCATCGCCTGAGCAAACTGAACCAGTCGATCCCACTCCTGAGCCAACGCCTGAAACCACAGATGAACCGAAGCCAGAACCAACTGTTGATCCTGAGCCCACTCCAGAGCCTTCACCAGAGCCTTCACCTCTGCCATCGGATATAGATCCAGAGCCAACTCCTGAACCAGAGCCAACTCCTGCTGAACCTTCAAAAGAACCATCAAGTAATAGTATCACAGATGATTTGAGTACGCTAGCTAATTTAACTAGCAAAGATAATGTAATTGTTAAATTAACTCCAGAGCAAGCTGCAGCTGTGGCAAATGTTTTAGTGGAATTATCAGCAGAAGCAAAGCAGGAAGTTGCAGAAGAATTAGGAATCAAGGCTGCGGAAATTGCAGTGATTGCTGAAGCGATGAAAGAAAATCCTATTTTAGCGGCGGCAGTGGTAGAATTTTCTAATAGGGCGGAAGAAAATGCTGATGCTCCTATGCCATACACATTAGCAGATGCGACTACAGAATTGGCGGCGGAACAATTATTATCAGATCCTATAGGAGCATTTACAAATATAGATTTTGAAAAAGTATTTAGTCCATCAGAATGGGGCAAAGATATGACAGATGATCAAAGAGAAAAGGCACAGGAAGTAATTGTGCCAGTAATTATTGCAGGAAATATCGTGGCAGCAGCCATGACTAGGAGGATAGGATGAAAATAATTAAGGGAATCCTAAATTATGCTTGGGAGGTAATTAAAGAAAGCATTGCCCAAATATTTACCCTCCTTGGATTTTTTATAGCATGGCTTACCCTTACTGGCACCGCCCAGCAGGTGGTAGGCGTAGCAACAGTAATTTCTACTGTTATTTGGCTAGCCACCATACCTCTTCGAAAAGAAGAGTAGAAATGCTATAATAGAGGCATGAGAAAAATAGGTGCCTCATTAGCTAGCATAATGCTAGCCCTCACAGTTACATCGTGTAATTTTGATGGTTCATTCCGTTATGAATGCCAGGACCCAGCAAATTGGGAAAAGGCAGAATGCAATCCTCCAATTTGTGAGACTACTGGAACTTGCTCAAGAGATTTAGTTGGGCAGGAAGTATGGGATGAGTACCAGAAATCAAAGGTAAGCAATGGCTAGAGAAAGACTAACCCCACAAGATCTTGATGCAAGATTAAAATTTATACTTGGAATCACTCTTGGAACAATTTTATTGTGTACATCATTAGGAATTTTGTACGCTCTTATATTTGTGACCCAACCAATTGGAGCACAATCAGAAAATGACAAGATGTTCTTTAACGTGTTGGGCAGCGTAGCAACATTTATCACAGGTACATTGGCTGGTCTATTGATTGGACAATCTGGTGCAAAAGATGTGATGGCGGCACAGATGGCAAATAAAGAAATTGATGCTAAGAATACACAAGCGGATAAAAAGCTTGAGTCAGAATTAGAAATTAATGAACTAAAAGCAGAAGTAGAAGCAGACGCAGTAAGGGCTCGTCTGGATGCAAAGCCTGATGGACAAATGCCAGCAGAGCAACCAGTAGACTTAGATTGGGATAAAGATTAATATGACAACAGACAATTTTCCACTTCCAGAAGAAACGGCAAAGGCTCCAAAAGGAAGCGCTGCTCGTTTAATACAGATCGCTAAGTCGCAGGTAGGATATATTGAAGGTCCTAAAGATAATGAGACAAAGTATGGAGCATTCACAAAGGCTAATTTTCAGCCATGGTGTGGATCATTTGTTATGTGGTGTGCTCACCACGCTGGAGTAAAGGTGCCAAATACAGTTTATACTCCAGGAGGAGCGGCAGCTTTTAAAAAGAAGGGCGCATGGATAGACGGAGATCTTGCAGATCCAGAACCAGGGGATATCGCTTATTTTGATTTCCCAGCAGACGGTGTAGATAGAATATCGCATGTTGGAATCGTTATCGAAGACAATGAAGATGGGACTGTTTGGTGCGTTGAGGGTAATACTTCAAGCAGCAAGAAAGGCAGCCAAAGAAATGGCGGAGAGGCCTGCAGGCAGTTGAGAGCGTTCAAGAAAAATAAAAAGGGTGTGCCCATTTCTATAGTAGGATTTGGACGCCCTAAGTTTAAAGCATAATGAAGACATATAAGGTAAAATTAGAAGTAGAAGCAGAAGTACAGGCATTTGACGAAAATGATGCTGTAGATTATTTGAATGATATATTCGGAGTTGATGACGAAGTCAGAAATGTCAAAGTTGTCAGCGTAAAGGAGAAGTGATGGCTAAAGAAGGATACAAGCCAACTGCTGGCATGAAGGCGGCAGCTAAAAGAGCTATTCGTTGGAAAGAACAAGGAAAAGCAACAGGTGCTGGAACTGCAGTAGGCTGGACTCGTGCAGGGCAACTTGCACGTGGTGAGACATTAAGTTTGTCCACCGTTAAACGAATGTATTCCTTCTTTTCCAGACACGAAGTAGACAAAAAAGGTAAAGACTTTTTTAATACTTCTAACCCTTCGAATGGTCGAATTATGTGGGACGCATGGGGTGGAGATGCTGGTTTCTCTTGGTCTCGCAAAATTGTAGAGCGGGAAAAGAATATGAAGAAATCCTATACTCAAGATGAATTAATTGATGAAATTAAAGATATGCTTGATGACGTGGTTAACCCAGTAGATACTGTAATTGAAATTGATGATGATGAAGATATCAAGAAAGCTCTTCGTCCAGAAATTACAAAAGAACAACTTGGAATGGTAATCGAGCACCTCATGGAAGCAATTGAGGGAATGATTGAAATGCCTGAAGAGGAAGAAGAAGGCGAGGAAATGGAAGGGGAAGAAATGGAAACCCCAGAAAATCCTGCTCCTGTCGGAGATCCCATGAAGAATGAAGTAAATTGGCCAGTGACAAAATCTGAACATGAAGATTACGAATCAGATAATGAAGAAGAAGATAAATGGGACAATATGACAAAAGCCTGCTGGACTGGATATAAGCAAGAAGGCATGAAAGAAAAGAATGGCCGTATGGTTCCAAATTGCGTACCAGTAGATAAAGCATATGGTGCAAAAGAAGAAGAACTAGATAAGGCAAAAGATAAATATAAAGAAGTTATAGATGATCGCAAAGGCGAACCAGCGGATAAAGAACTTTATGCAAGAGTTGTCGCCGAAGCAAAAAGAAAATTCGATGTATACCCATCAGCATATGCAAATGGTTGGGTAGTCCAAGAGTATAAACGCCGTGGTGGTAAATATACTGTAAAAAAGTCCATTTGGAATGGCACTTTTATTAAATAAGTATTGACATAGCCGCAGAAATTCCTGTATAATATATATATTGGGATGCTGCGGTTTAGTCTTTTAGGAGACAATTTGTTACATCTTAATGTTAAAGGTGCAGAACTGTTAGTAAAAAGATTTGCATCTAAAAATAAAATTGCATACTGGGAAAACTATGACCTTGTACTGTGGAATAAAGACCACAATGGGTACACAAATAAAAAGGGCATATTTAAAAATAATACTTGGGGTATAGCTGAAAGAGTGTCAGTTAATAATAACGGAACATGGGTTCTACCAAAACAATATGTCAAATATTTTAAATGATCTAGGTATAGATACAGACGATTTCGATTGGTGGCATTTGGGAGTTTGCCGTGGAATGGAAACAAATCTATTCTATGATAAATATGAGGCGGACCCGAATGTCGCTAAAAATATAGATGAAGCATGCTTATCCTGCCCAGTTATAAAAATGTGTTACGAATCAGGAAAAGAAAATTCAGAATATGGTGTATGGGGTGGAGTTTACCTAACTTCTGGAGATATAGATAAAAGTAAAAATTTACACAAAAGCCAAGATATATGGAAAAAGCTAAGGAGCAAAGGTGTTCATTGATAAAAGCTTAGATAAGCAAAAAGAACATTTTAAGCACGGCATAAACCAATGGACTGGCGAACCAAATAAACCTGTTTTTTATACGCCAGAGATGGCAAAAAGAATAAGAGAAATACCGAAGCCAAATCTGCTACTCATGGATGTAGCAATGTACCCAGACTTTCTAGCTCTGAGACTTTATGAAGACAATTTTTTACAGTTTGACGGCTCAGCAAAAGAGCATGTTATAGATTATGTAATGAAAGTTAAATCTTTAATTGAATCATACGGTGTAAGATGTGAGCTAGAGGGGGTACCTAGTGAAAGAGTATTATGATGTTGTCAATGTTGTATACATTCACGACGAGAGAGTATTTGGATCTGTGGAAAAACTAGGAGCCTTTGCTTCCGTCGTTAGATATCAAAAAGACGGTCATGAGTATGAAGAACTTTTAGAAAACAGCGAGTTCGCTATAGTAGACGAAATCGTATTTCATCATGTAGAGGAAAATAATGGATAAAATATTATGCTACAGCTGCAATAAAAGCAAGCATAAATTAAATGCCAAGAAATCATCTTTGCTTCCAATAAATTTATTAATGTGTGAGACATGCATTAATTCTAAATTGGAGCCACGCTGGGTAATAATTTTGGCGGGGAGATCAAATGGCGCAGACTATGTAAGAGAATTTGTCCTTAAGAAGCGCTATCTTGGCAACGAAATATCAGCATCTGAATTATTAGTTTAGGCTTATTTCAAGGTATAATTAGTTTATTATGGATTATACCTCTGTCATTTTAGCCATTGCCGCAGCCATTTTAAGCGGAATGGGAACAGCCATAGTTGCAGGATATAGAGACAATAAAAAAGAGAAAATCCGACAGCAAGAGCGTGATCAGGACCATCTCAAAATGGAAATTAAAGACCTTAAAATATCCTTATATCAGCTTGAGCGGGAACTGACAGAATGGAAAGATAAATATTATTCCGCAATTCAGGAATTAATTGGGGTTAAATCTGAGCTTGAAAATGCCCTTGTTCAATTAAATATAATTGAATTAAGGGATGTGGACTCCGAATTTTAGAAATAGTACAATAGGGTATATGACCTGTATCGTAGCCCTTGCAGTAGGCAATAAAGTCTTTCTTGGAGGCGATTCCGCCGCATCAGACGAAAAGTCTGGTTTAGTTCTTCAAACAACAGATCCAAAAGTTTTTAAAGTAGGTCAATTCGGTATAGGGTTTGTAGATAGTTTTAGAATGGGACAAATACTTCAATACAATTGGACTCCTCCAATTTATAAACCAACTGCAGGTTTTAAAAATCTAGATAAATTTATGCGTACTAAGTTTGTGGAATCTATAAAAGAAGCTTATCAGGAACATGGTTACGGAAGATTTGGTCAAAACACAGAAGATGGCGACGAAGGTGGAATAATTATAATAGCTGTACAAAACACTGGGCGGATATTTACCATGGATGTAGATTATCATGTTTCAGAAATTGATGTAGAATATCTTGCAGAGGGTAGTGGACAACAGGTTGCCTTGGGATCTTTATTCTCAACGTCAGCAGTAAAGACGCCACGCAAGCGTGTTAGGATGGCCTTGGAGGCGTCAGCTAAGTTCATAATGAGCGTAAGAGGCCCCTTTACAATAATTGAAGTCTAGAGTATAATAAAGATATGAGATGGCTGAATCGTTTAGCCGCCCTGTTGTTTGGATTAATTACAGCAGGTTTAATAAGAGATTTCCTAAGTAAACATACAGTTATAGTATTAGATAATGAAGTTGACTTAGACGACGAGGATGAAAACATGGACGACATAGTTAATTTAAAGCCAGAAAACTATGATAACGCTATGGATCTTCGTGGAGCACCCACACACGTATGTCCTTGCGGGTGTAACATATTTAACGTAAAAGTTATTTTTTACGAAAATGAAATTGCTACTTATTTTTTAGACATGGAATGTGCAAATTGTGGTAGTTTAGCGACAGCACCTACTCCTGTCGATCACACAGAAGGGTTAGATTTTTGAGAAAATCTGAAAGATTAAGAATAGCTGAATTAGAAATAATTAGACTTAGTTATGAAATAGAATATATGAAAGCCATGCTATCGGCATTGATAGATATTGGCGGTATGAAAGTTCCAGATATGGACGCTGGCAAATGGTATAAGAAATCAAATCGTCCAGATATTCCTAACAACTAGTATTGACGATCTAGTTGTCATTTAGTAGAATAGGCAACATGAATAAAAAACTAATGGCGGCTGTTGTAGCCTTAATTACAACTATCACATCAATTAATATGGTTCAGGCTAATCAGTCTGCTCCTGCAACGGTGGCAATTCTAGATACAGCTATTGATACTTCTCTTCCTGTGTTTAAAGGCAAGATTGTACAAGAAGTATGTATTCTTGAATGGAATTCATGCCCAAATGGATCTAATTTTATGGAAGGTCCAGGGGCTGCCGTAATGCCTCAAGCATTAATTTCTAAGAATGGTTTTGATCATGGAACCAAAATGGCTCATACATCAGTGCTAACCAATCCAAATATCAAAATTGTTTTCGTTAGAATTATTGGCGCAACCTCTACTGGAACTCGCCAAGTTACGAATGAACCTACATTCGTTAACGCTTTAAACTGGGTTCTTGCTAACAAAGACAAGTATAATATTCAGGCAGTAGCAATGTCTCAGGGCCATCACAATGTTGGATCAGGACCCAACTATTGCCCATCTACACCACAAACAGAATCTTTAATTAAGTCTCTTCAGAATGTAAACGTGCCAGTATTTTTGCCTGCTGGAAATAATAGAGATCTAACGAGAATATCTTGGCCATCATGCATTGACGCATCTATTTCTGTTAGTGCAACTGCTTACGGAGATGGTGCAGCAATCTATACAAACTTTGATGCCAAGAAGACAGATTATTTTGCTATGGGATCAGTTCAGGTTATGCTTCCAGGAGGTAAACTTGTCAATGAGGCAGGAACTTCTGTTTCGGTTCAAGTTGCTGCTGCTCTTTACATGCATCTAAAAGAAAAAAATCCTACATATAGTTATTCACAAATGCTTTCTCTGCTTGATTCTAAGTCAGTGCAAACGGTAGGGAAGAGGGCAGTTGCAAAAGGTAAGCTTTTATCTGCAGAGGTAATACTTCGTGGATAAGCAAATTACAGTTCTGGAACAAATTATAGCGGATGTGGCAACGGATCTATATAACAAATGGTCCGCTGCCGTTCCAGAATCAGAAAGAAATGAAATGGCATTCCGTGCTTTGGCCACAAATGCAAAAGAAACTACTTTGTTTGTAGTTCAGCATTTTATGGATAAATTTAATGCAGCAGCGGAAGAATTAAAGAATAAGTAAAAGGTTGGGCCAGATATTGACTGGCCCAATATTATTTAGTAGGATTGGATCATGCAAACATTTTTACCAGAGGCGGACTTTGCAAAGACTGCTAAACATTTAGATCGTAAGCGTTTGATTAAACAAAGCGTAGAAAATTTACAGGTATTGAAGTCACTTGCTGGCTATTACAATGAGTCTGGGGCTTGGGTAAATCATCCAGCAGTTAAAATGTGGGAGGGTCATGAAGATTGGCTGTTCCTGTATAATGAAGCCATAGTTAAAGAGATCATTATGCGTGGCTATAAAAATAGTACAAGAGAAACTTTTGATAAGATTTATCAGGAAAACTTCATGATGCTTGAATCAAATGAGCCGTGGTGGCTAGGAGATGAACGCCTACATTACTCTCACAAGGGCAGATTATATGAAAAAGACCCAGATAAATATTATTTCTACTCAGAGTTTGCGGACTACCGTGAACTAGGGTATACTTGTTGCGAATCTTGCAGTTACTATTGGCCAACTCATGCGGAGGACACAGATGAATCTAACTAATGAAACCTTTAGTAAAGCTTTAGATGACAATAAAGTATTAATTGTAGATTTTTGGGCGGATTGGTGTGGGCCTTGTTTAAAGGTTGCTCCAATACTAGATGAAATAGCTAACGAGTACAATGTTACTTTTGCTAAAGTTCATGTAGATGAAGAACAAGATTTGGCATATAAGTATGATGTTTCTACTATACCAACACTATTGGTATTTGAAAACGGATTACCTGTCAAAAGAGTGGTTGGCGCACAGCCTAAACACAAACTCGTGAAAGAGTTTGAAGGATGGATTTAACATTTAGTGAATGGATGACATACGGGGTTGAAAAAGGTTGGTGCGGACCTCCTGTATGTTATACCCATGACGGACTACCAATGTCTGAGCAAGAGTTTGCAGAGTTTGACGAAGGTCAAGATCCCTGCATGCATGTTGTTCGAATGTACGAAGACATTGAAATGAAAAAAGAAATAGAGAATAATCACTCTCCGTCACAATGGCGGAATTCGTACACAAGATAAGTTTCTGCCTCAGAAAGAGACAGAATGAATAAGGAGAAATAAAAAGAATGACTTCATTCAAGAAAATCGCTCTAGCCGTGGTTGCAGCCATGACTATGGGTACCCTTGTCGCAACACCTGCAAGTGCTGCCCCAATGACAGTTGCTTTGGATGTTAACGGAACTGCAAATACAACTGCTTCCGCTAGCGCCACACCTGCTCTATTGCCAGTACCTTCAGATAACGAAGTAAATGCTGCAGACGCTCTTAAGTTTGTTGCAACTGTTGATACAGGAACTGCCGTAACTGCTACATGCACAAACTGCACAATTGTATCAGCACTTCACACATCAACTGCTCCAGTAACTGCATCGTCAGGATCTTCATCTTTGACAATTGCAACTGGTACAGGAACAACTGCAACGTTTTATGTATATACTAAAACGACAGCAATTGGTACCGTGGTTGTAAATAACCAAGGAACCACACTTACATATTATGTACAGGGACAAGTAGGAAAGATCAATACTCTTACCGTTGCTGCCCCTGCAAGCGGTGCTGCTGGAACCAAGCAAACAATTACCGTAACTGCTACAGATATCTTTGGAAACAAAGTCTCTGGTAAGTCTGTTACTGGTCGTGTTTTCGGTTCAGGCGGAACTCTTGAAACAACTACTGCCACAACTGGTGCTACTCTAGCAACATTTGGGGTTGCAGAATTCAAGGTAACTCTACCGACAGACTCAACACGCTCTCTTGTAGAGTTTTCGTTGACAACTGCAACAGATGGAGAGGCTGCTAACGTAACTGGTTTAACAGCACGTACTCTTGCTCCATATGCAGAAATTGCAGTACGTGATCTCGCTGCTGAACTTGCAAAGGCTCAGGCAGATCTTGCTGCAGAAAAGACAGCCGCTGCTGCTGCTAAGGCTGCTGCAGATAAGGCTCTCGCAGATGCTGTAGCTAAGGCTGCTGCCGATGCTACCGCTGCTAAGCTTGCTGCCGATGCTGCTGCTGCAACTGCTGCTGCAGAAATTGTTAAACTCAAGGCCGATGCCGTAACCGCTAAGGTTGCTGCTGATAAGGCACTTGCAGATGCACAATCTGCTGCTGCTGCAGAACTTGCAAAAGTTAAGGCAGACAATGCTGCTGCTATTGCAGCCATGAAGAAGGCGTTCAATGCTCTCGCTAAGAAGTGGAATGCAAAGAACCCAACTGCTAAGGTTGCTCTTGTAAAGTAATCTAATTAAATATTGGGGCAGGACTTTAGGGTCTTGCCCCTTTATTTTATAAATGCTAGAATATGAGTATGGAATGGGATAATTTCGCAACTATCAAAAAGCAATTTATTCATGACCTAACAAATGATTTAAAAAATCTAGAACTGCCTCCAGAGTGGAGTCCAAGAGATGTGCTAGGTTTTGTAATTAGAAAAATAGAAGATAAGGGTAATAAAATATAATGTTTGAAAAACTAAAAAATTTCCTTTTTCCAAAAGAAGAAGAATTTAAATATAATGTATTGATTCAGGCTGAGCCTGAAAGAAAGGTGGTAGCCGTGAAAAAAGCATCGGCTAAGAAGCCAGCAGCCAAGAAAAAGGCTCCTGCAAAGAAGTCTCCAGCTAAGAAGACTGTAAAAAAGACCACAAAAAAGAAGAAGTAAATGGGAAAGCATCACGATAAAATAGCGGCATCGCTTGAGATCCGAAAAAGAAATCATAAAGGACCAGGCGGTAAAGTACCAGGATCTATGAATAAAAAGAAAACTGGATATAATCGTGTAAAGGCTAATAACGCCAAATAATGTCTTACGTAGAGAAGTGTGAGGTTAAAGGTTGCGAAAACGAGGCGACTCGAATAAGTAGCACTGAAACTAAATATATTATGATTTGCGACGACTGTTGGCACGAGAAATATAAAAACTAGCATGATTCAAAAACTAATAGATATGGTCTGGAGGGCGGTAGAGAAGGTATATGCCCTCCCAGACGATATATTTGATATAGATGATGATGAAAATGCTATAATAGAGGAATGAGCGGCCTTCTAGACCCGCTTAAATACAACCTATAGGAGATATAAAATGTCAGACGGAATCAACATGACTGGATTTAACCAGACAGGAGAGCAGTCAGGATCAAATAACATTGATGCCAAGTATGCTCCAAATCCAAAGTCAGCATTCCCAGCCACAGACAAGTCATCACAAGATGGCGCAGGTCTTGGCAACGGAGGCAAGTAGAATGTGCATTGAGTGTGGCTGCGAAAATGTAGGCAGCGAAACTGGAATGGCAAAAATTCCAGGCGGAATGCTCGATGTAACACGTGATGGAGAAGCAGGATTAACTCTAAATATGACTGCTACTCAACAGGAGAGATTGCGATTCATTAATGAATAACGGAACAGGAATGGATACTCCTCCAAACAATGAACCATCAGGTGCAGTAACTTCTGCCGAGGCTACTCGAAAGAAGCCAAGCCAAGGCAAATTTAGATCAGGAATTAATGATCGTCCACCTATGAAGATTGATACAAATCGTCATGGTATTCGTAGAGAAACTGTACTTGGTTCAAAGAAAACAAAACCAAAGAAGGTATAAAGAATTCCCCCGCTAATGGCCTTTGGCTGTGGTGGGGGAACTTATTATGTGTAGAGAATGTGGCAATTGCACGAAAGAGCACGATAAAACTATCGATGACTCTATTGATAATACAGAGGCAATAGGTTTATAATGGATTTGCAGGCGGCAGAAACAGCTCATAAAAGAGAAGATAAAGTTGAGGCAAAGAAAAGTTGGGCATGTCCTTGTAATGGATGTGCAAAGGCGGTAAAACAAGAACGTAAAAGAATCTTAGATGAGATTGAAAGCATAGATTTATCTAAACTTAATGGACTAGGAATGAAGATATTAGTCAAAGAAATAATAAACGCAGGGGAAAAGAAGAAATGAGAAAGTATCTATTTAGATGTAAGACATGCGGTACGGTCATGTCCATCGAAACAGAACTTGAAGATAAATATATTCATTTAGTTCCACCATGCCCTTGCGGTAAATCAAGAATGCAATGGCTTGGATCAGATGAGTACAAATACAATCTGTAGACACGTATACGAATATGTATATCAGGATATATGCCCAGACTGTGGCAAGGATACCCATGAGCCAGATCGTGAGCTTCATAAGAGGCTCTTCAAGGAATACTACGAATCAGATGCTCCCAAAGCCTACAAGTGCCCCGTAGAGGGCGGTACAATACGTGGCTGGTGGTCTATCTAGTCTATTGACAGTTACTGTCAAATTTACTATAATTTAGACCATAGTGCGGCGAAAAAGTGCGGCGGAAAGAGAGAACATGTCCAAACAAGTAATTTGTCCAACCTGTGCTAAAGAAATAGAGGTACGATGGGGCATATTTGCCCATGATACTCTCAATCGGCACATGAAGGACCATAAATGAGTAAATGGATGTATTACGACTTTTTTGGGCGGGAATGGCTGGGATTTTGTGGCTCTTGTCGTAAGGAGCTATTTGCGCCCACTAAGTCAGAATTTATAACCAATCGGTTATATCATACGAGAAATGAATGTGGAGGCGGATATTGAGAAACTTTCTTGATGATTCGATTGTAGAGCATAAATCAAGACCACCTTTGAGATGGATCGCAAATTGGGCGGGATCAATAGCGTCCAAGAATATGCTAGAGCTATCATACATGGAAGATGAAGGCCTAGACAAAGGATTTAGATATAAGTATTATGGATGGCTATGGGATACATTCTGGCCAATCTACAGCAAATACGGAACCTTCTATAGGTTAAATATGGACATGTCTGGTCCTGGCTGGAATGACTATGATGAGAATGGAGTTCCATACTGGGAAAAGACTGGGACAATAGATCCAGATTATGACCATGAGCAATATCATTGGGACTTCGTAGATGAAGAAACAGGCGATGCCTTCAAGGTCATAAATTTCGGCGGGAAAGAATGAAATACGCCATAGGTATACTTATAGTTATATTCATCATCCTTAATTACTTTGCCTATTTACAACAATGAGTTATCCTTTGCCATCAGATCCACAAATTGCTGCCTATCTCCAACATTTAAGAGAGAGAAATGTCAGAATAGCTTCAGTCTGTAAATACTGTGAAAAGCAGTCGACTGGAATAAATTCGGCGGGATACGAAATAATCTTCGTATGCCAAGATCACTATATAGAAGATAACCCCCATGTAGTACATAGAGTATATCCCCAAGGTATGAGCGTAAATCCAGATATGATGGATCCAAATATAGGTGGATCATTTGTAGCTACAGAGCCTGTAGAAAATTCACCAGAATAGATGCCATCATCTCCTATTCCCCCCACTTTTTTCACGTCTCTAATAGCCTTGTAAGGCCTTTTAAAGTGGAGTATAGTGGAGCATTGTGGAGTAAAATGGTTATTATTACATAACGAATTGTTATTGTATATCTATTTTGATATATTATGAGTAATTGAGCGATATCCACAATTTAATCGTAATCCTGTGGATAAACATGTGGATAACTTTGACCATATCATATCAATTTGGATCTGTCAATACCTTTATATGCATAAGATAAATCTTTCTGGGACATATTTGGGCCTATCGTAAATAGAAAATTTGGCCCATAATTCGTCCAGATTTTGATCTATTCTGGATCTATTTTGATCTATTTGTATAACATTTTGTTATATTTTATCCGATAATGCCACAAATTTCTGGGATTTTGGGAAGCTTGTCGTAAATACGACATTTGGCCCACATTTACACAGCAAAAAGGGCAAATCGGACATTGTATCCGACTTGCCCTTATATCTATTTAGTTATTTGCCTAATTGTTTCAATGTATCATTGAGAGCATCTGCAAGGAGAAGGCCTTCTGATGTTTCTCCCGCCTCCCATTCATATTCAAATCTACGACTTGAGTATTTTATTAGATTAGATATTAGTTTCATTAGCCGTTCTTGTGTATATAACGGATAATCTGTTGTCATGATATTAGCGAATAGAGATGAATTGAAGAAATGGTCATTTAGACATTCTTCCATTAGTTCCGCCAACTTTTCTTCCTTTGATTTCTTTGCCATAGTCCGCCTTCCTTTCTTGGCATTATATCAGAAAGGGCTGACTTGCGCCAGCCCTTCTCAGATCCAACTAATTAGTTCTTAGCAGTCTTGGTCTCTGCTGTGAACTTGATTCCCTGCTTGTCCGCCTCAGCTAGGGCCTGCTTTGCTGCTGCCGAGAAACGTCCACGGCGGCCTACAGTAATTCCCTTTTGAGCTAGATATTCACGCTTTGTTGCCATTGTTGTCTATCCTTTCTATGATAGTGTTATATTTTATCAGGTATCCACGAATTTGTAAATACCCTCGTAACGGGGCCTTTGCGCCCACATTCTCACAGCTTAGTCCGATTTGTCCTATTTGTCCGCTGTGATAATTTCATTGTCTACGAAGCTGACCTCAATTACTGAATCAGATTCCATTTGGATCCATTCATGAGTTGCTGCATTGGAGGCAATGTCCCATGCCTCCTCCGCATTCTCGGCTTCAACATCGATATAGTATTCGTCTACTTTATCTCCATATACTCTGAAATTAGTCATCTAATACATTCCAATCTGGTTCATTTCGTTCATTTAGCCACCCGTCCTCATCTAGAGCAACCAGGAAATTGTTGTCCCTCATCCAATCACGAACACATTCCTCCAGGATTTCGCCGCCATTATCCATGGTGAATCCAAGAGTATCTACATCCTCCCAGAACTTATCGAAGATTTGTTTTAAAGTAATTCCTTCAGGGACACCTTCATCTGCGATATCTGTTTCAGCGAGGTCAGCAATTTGATTGTTGTCATAGATATCTTTGATTATATCAAATGTCCACGCCCACAACAATGAGGGAAATGCTCCAACATTTGAGAGGAGTCTATTAATCTCCAACATCTGATTGTACACGTCGTCCCTACGTGTTTGTTCCTGCAGATCTAATTCAGCCATTCTTCTTTGTCCTTTCGTCGATTGCGAATGCTAATGCATATGTCATTTGGTAAATATAAGTTAGAGCGTCTACTTGGCCTTCCCAGTACTTCCGCTCGGTCCCAGAGGACCCAGCGTCGACCTGTCTCTGCAGGTGTGGTTCCAGTTCTAGCGTATTCACATTATCTCCTCTACATATTCAAGGATGTGCATTGTAGCAGAAACTTGGCCGCTTGTATAGTTATACTCTATATCTAATTCAGCAAAGTCTTTTGAGGCGGGGTCCAAGGAATCCATTTTATTAGATAACTGAGATAGGTCCTCATTCAATGATTGTACATGTAGTTGTAAATAAGTAACTAGTTGTACTTTTCTATTAATATATTCAGATTCCAAAATAGTCCTCGTCTTCTGGTCCTAGATTATAGAACTCGTTAAATTTATTCTGAAGAATTGGGTCTCCAGAACGCTGTGCTATCTGCATATCTGCAAAATACTGGCTCTCATCTAAATTAGAATCAATCCAGTCTTGCAGTAATTGGTCAGCGATATCTGAGAATACAGCGTCTCTGACCATATCAGGCAAATCATCAAATGCTCCGTGTTGCATTTTCTAGTGCTTCCTTTCTATATTCTGGCACGTGTTCTTCGTCCAAGTATATCTTATGGGTCTGACATTCTGCTACGCATTCTAGGTCTGCCTCGCCCATATAATTACAAGATGAGCAAATCTCGCCACAGTCATTCTCGCAATAATCTAATGTATCTTCTGAATCACAATCTCTGCATTTGTTCTGATACTCAGAATTACTAATCATTTCTCCACGAAGGAACTCGCATTCCCCACCCCAACCTGTTTCTTCCTCATAGGATAAAGTAAACAATAAACTAGGATATTGTGCAGATAATTTAGAAATGGCAGGCATGGGCGGAGACCAAGCAGTATGCATATTATAATAAACTACTAGATTCTCCCCATTTGGAGTAGGACCTTCAATATAAGTATCTGCATACTTCTCATTATCTGATACTGCTACATCCCATTTTGTGCCCCATTCACGGACATTGAATGAATACCAATCATTTGTCTTGAATTCCATTGCCTCTTCAATAGGCAAACCACGAGGCGGCTGTGCAAGATAATCCTTATCAGTAATACCTGCTTGTCTATGGTTATAAATATTATAGAAAGCAAATACAGGATTAGGATATGTAGTTTGAGTTACTTCCATATTGCCAGTTGTCGCATTCCATGAATCATGGAGCATGACGAATGGCTTATTCATTTGTTTTACAAGGTCATTTACTAATTCAGGA